ACCTCGATAAGCAAATCCGCAATCTTGAATGCCTTCCCCATCGTTCTATTCAGCAGGAAGCTGATCTTCGTCGCCTTCGGGCGCAATGGGCTACTGACTTGATGCTGATTGGTCAGCGTCCTCCGGGTGGTGGTCCTGAATGAAATCTGTTGGACGTCCTAGAAAGTATAAAAATTCTGATGAAATGCAGGAAGCAATCGATCAGTATTTCGATAAATGCGAAGGAAATCCATTGTTGGATGATGATGGGAAAGCTGTACTGAATAAGTGGGGACACCCTATCATTTTAGATAGAAGGCCCCCCACTGTAACAGGTTTAGCGCTTGCCTTAGGATTCAATTCCAGGCAGGCGCTTCTTAATTACCAGGCAAGGAGTAAAGCATTTAATGACACGCTTACGCGCGCAAAGTCCAGATGCGAAGAATACGCAGAAACAAGGCTCTACGATAAAGACGGAAGCAATGGCGCAAAGTTCAGCCTTGCAAACAATTTCAAGGGCTGGTCTGAACATCCAGAAACACAGCAGTCTACCGTTGCCGTCGAAGATGATCCAATCACAAAATCACTAAAAGAGGAGTTCGAGAAAAAATGAGTTTTTCGGAAAAGCAAAAGCAAATTCTTACTTTTCCCTACTCTGAATATTCTGCACTTATTTGTGATGGTGCTGTTCGTGCCGGCAAGACCTGCGTAATGTCTTTATCCTTTGTTCTTTGGGCAATGAGCAGCTTTAATGGACAGAATTTCGGAATCTGCGGCAAAACCGTCGTCTCAGCAGAGCGCAACATTATCCGCCCACTAATGGGAATTCGCTATCTACAACAGCAATTCAAGATCCACTTTGCAAATCATGTGCTTACTGTTTCCCGTGGAAATAAAAGCAACCACTTTTATATTTTCGGAGGAAAAGACGAATCCAGCTATCAGCTGATTCAGGGCATCACCTTAGCCGGAGTGCTGCTGGATGAAGTGGCCTTAATGCCCGAATCATTTGTGAATCAGGCGCTTGCCCGCTGCAGTGTGGACGGTTCAAAATACTGGTTCAACTGTAACCCGGAAGGGCCACAGCACTGGTTTTATCAAGAATGGGTTTGTCAGCCGGAAAAGCACAATGCCTTACACCTTCATTTTCTGCTCGACGACAATCCGTCGCTAAGTGAAGCAAAGAAGCAGGAATACTACGGCAACTATACCGGCGTCTTTTATGACCGTTATATTCTCGGCCTGTGGGTTGTTGCCGAAGGTAGAGTTTATCCTATGTTCACTGATAGTCCAGACTCTTTTATTCGGCACGGATCACTCGCCGGTATGGATGGACAGTGGTTTGTCAGTATCGATTATGGTACTCTCAACCCCTGCAGTATGGGGCTGTGGTGCGTGCAGAATCACAAAGCGACCCGAGTAAAAGAATGGTACCATGACGGGCGCAAAGAAGGCCAGTGGACAGATGAGGAATACTATGCAGCTCTCGAAAAACTGACCGCTGGGTATTACATACGAAAAGTTATTGTTGATCCTTCTGCCGCATCATTCCTTGAATGCATCCGGAGGCATCGAAAGTTCAGTGTTTGGGCTGCCGATAATGACGTTCTTGACGGTATCAGAGTAACTTCTTCCCTGCTCCATGCAGGCATGCTGCAGTTTCACGAATCCTGCAAAGATATTATCCGGGAATTTGGACTGTACCGATGGGATGAAAAGCAAAACTCAGACACAGTCATCAAAGAAAACGATCACGCGATGGATGATATGCGGTACTTCTGCTATACCGTTTTAGCACGTGAGTTCCGTTGGGCTGACTGGAAAGCGAGGTGATTTTAAATGTTCAAAAAGTTATTAAAATGGATTAGATCAATGCTCAATCAGATATTTGATCAAAATACCGAGCAAGACGTGATGCTGTCTGAAAAGATGAGTGCAGCCATTGATCTTTGGGCGCAAATGTATGAAGATGGTGGTCCCTGGTGCAACGCGAAGACAGGACTACACAGCTGCAAATTGCCTGTCATTATCTCTTCTGAATTTGCCAGGCTGGTTACGCTAGAGATGGAAGTTGACATTTCCGGATCTCCGCGTGCGGACTTTCTGCAGGAGCAAATCAAGAACTTTCTAATTGATATCCGCACTTATATAGAATTTGGATGTGCCCTGGGCGGCATTGTATTTAAACCATATGTGAGTAACAACCAGATTGTAATTGATTCGGTGCAGGGGGACGATTTCTTCCCTACCTCGTTTGACACCTCTGGAAAAATGACCGGCTGCGTATTTGTTGAGCAAATCAAGCGTAAAAACAATATTTTTACCCGTGCAGAGCATCATGAATACTCAAATGGAACTTATACCATTCAAAACCGAGCATTCCAAAGCCATTCTTCTGAATCAATCGGAACGCCTATTGCCCTGTCCGACGTGCCGGAATGGGCGCAGCTTACCCCGGATATGCAGATTAAAGAGATTGATCGCCCTCTGTTTGCCTATTTCCGAGTACCACAGGCAAATAGGCAGGACAGGCATTCCCCGCTTGGAACTTCGGTCTTTGCGGATGCAGTGGAAACAATACAGGATTTTGACGCGCAATACGGCCGGTATCTATGGGAGTTTAAAGGCGGCGAACTGGCTATTGATGTAGCAGATGATTTACTGCAGACCCAATCAGACGGCAGTATTAAAATACCGGAACGCGATAAACGTCTTTACCGCGGACACAGCGTTCGTGCACAGGATCAGTCATTCTATGAAATCTTTGCACCTCAGCTGCGAGACGAAAGTCTTGCGCGCGGCATGAATACCATGCTCAAGCAGATTGAAATGCAGTGCGGGCTTGCTTATGGAACTCTATCTGATCCACAGGATGTTGCTAAAACCGCAACAGAAATTCAGGCATCAAAGCAGCGCAGCTTCTCCACTGTACGGGATATTCAGAAGTCCCTGCAAAGCGCTCTGGACGATCTTATTTATTCCATGGATAAACTTGCGACGCTGTATCAATTAGCGCCGCAGGGAAGTTACCAGACTGCCTATGATTGGGATGACAGTATCGTCAACGATCCGCAGCAGCGCAAGCAAATGTACTGGCAGTATGTTACTGCTGGAAAATTCCCGTTCTGGCGGTATTTGGTTGAGTTTGAGCACTACACCGAAAAGGATGCAAAAGAGATTACGAATGAAGCTGCCAACAGTCTAAGTAATCCTTTTGATTTTAAACAACAGTCTGGTGATAACAATGCTGCCACCTGAGTATCTTGAACACGCTGCGGATGATATTGTTGATTTATACAGTCAGCTTGATCAGCTCATCATACGTGATATTGTACGGCGTATTATGAAAACCGGATGCATTACAAATACAGCCGCCTGGCAGATTGATAGAGTACAGGACTCCGGCCTTCTTTACAATGAGATAATTGCCGAAGTCTCAAAATTTAGCGGAGCTTCAGAATCACAAGTCCGCGCGTTATTTCAGGACTTCGGAGTGGAGGCTGTCAACTATGATCGTACCATTTACACAGCAGCCGGTCTTTCTCCTCCTCCGCTTGCCATGTCACCCGCAGCACAACAGGTTTTGAATGCTGGTCTGGTAAAGACAAGCGGATATTTGCAGAACCTAACTCAGACGACCGCCAGCGGCGCACAGCAAGCTTATATCCATGCCGCAACGATTGCAGAAATGCAGGTTGACAGCGGGGCTTTTGATTATACGACAGCGATTCGCAATGCAGTACGTTCTGCTATTGACGGCGGAAACTGGATCACGTATCCTACCGGCCATCATGACCGTTTGGATGTTGCAACCCGCCGCGCTGTAATGACCGGCGTCAATCAAACATCGGCACAGATAAGTCTTGCTTATGCCGATGACATGGGCTGTGATCTCGTGGAAACAACAGCGCATATCGGCGCACGCCCGGAACATGCTGTCTGGCAGGGCAAAGTATTCAGCCGATCGGGAAACAATCGGAAATACCCTGACTTTGTGGAAAACACACGGTATGGATATGGGGACGGCCTTTGCGGTTGGAACTGCCGGCACAACTTTTACCCATATTTTGAAGGAATATCGGAATCCGCTTATCCAAAGCAAAAGTTGGATGAATACAAGAACAAGACCGTCGAATATCAAGGCGTTAAAATGAGCTATTACGATGCTACCCAACGACAGCGGGCAATGGAACGTGCTGTTCGTGACAGCAAGCGGCAGGCAGCCGGATACGACGAGGCGGTAAAATCCGCAAAAGATGAAGCCACTGCAAAAGCCATGAAGCAGGAGTTTAACTCTGCAGCGGTAAAGCTCAAACAGCAGGAATCAATCCTAAAAGATTTTACGCAGAAGACAGGACTTGAGCGCCAGCGGAACCTGGAACAGGTTCTCGGATTTAGTCACAGTCAATCCAGTAAGGCCGTTTGGGTCAATAAAAAAGTTGATATTCAGCGGCAAAAGGATATAATAAAAGAGGAGATTCGTACCGCTGGAAACCTTCCCAAGACCGCAAAAATTCATTTAATACCGAAGCCGATTAATACTGGTTCTCTTTCCTTCGATGATAAGCATATTAATTCGCAACGTAAACATGATGTTACAAGGGAACAGGCTATCCAATGGGTACATGATGCTAAAATATCGGTTACGGTGTGGGGCGGGAAATATGAACGCTATTATGGCGTTGATGGAACCACTTATGTTAACGCTCTCGAATCACTAATTCGTACCGCGTATTCTGCGAAACAATATGATGATAATACAAAAGCAATTTTGGAGGTGATTTTGAAAAATGGCTTATAACGGTGATGTGGAATATATACCGGATGAAAACGGGATAGCCGAAAAGGTAAAATGCCCTCTCGTCGATGATTGGATTGAGGATATTGACTGCATGGAAAATCAGGAAGTCATCGAATCAGCTATTCCCGCCAAGTATAAGAGAAAGCCCAATTGGAAGGATATCTGCAAAAAGTGTCCGTTCCGCGATTATTAAACCGCCCGGCGTATTGCTCGGCGGTATTTTTATGCCCAATTTTAGAAACAGGCAGCCTTTTTGAGGGCTGCTTTTTTCATACCTTTAATTTTTGGACAATCTGCAGCCCTAATAAAGCAGAGCATGAAAGCAATAATCGAGTGCCAGCAACCACTTAAAACGCCTAGTTAATGCTTTTATGAGGAAAGGACAAATTATGAAAACAGAAGAACTCACATCTATTGGTTTAACCAATGAACAAGCCTCTCAAGTAATGGTTCTGCACGGAAAAGATATCACGAAACTGCAGAATTCCGTCGGCACACTCACAACTGAGCGTGATAACTACAAAACGCAGTTGGATACTGCTAACGGAAAATTGACCGGTTATGATCCGGAGTGGAAAACAAAGTCCGACACGGCCGCAGAAAACGCTCAAAAACAGGTTGATGCTCTAAAATTCGACTATGCTTTGAACGATGCGCTAAAATCGGCAAAAGCCAAGGACGTAACCGGAGTAAAAGCACACCTTAAAACAGATGCGCTGAAACTCGACGGTGACACCATTCTCGGACTCAAAGAGCAGCTTGATAATGTCAAAAATGATTATGGATTTCTTTTTGAGTCTGACGAAAAACCACCGCAATTTTCAGCACGCACTCCCGGTCCCAATACCGGGACACTCACAGATCATGAAAAAGCAAATGCCGCCCTGCGAGAAGCTCTGGGTGGCGGAAAGGAATAACATATGATTACAAGAGAACAGGCTTCTGCATTAATTCAGGAGCAGCTTACACAGACCATTTTTCAGGACGTTCCAAAACAGTCCTCGGTGCTGCCGCTTATGCGCAAAATGCCGAACATGACCAGCAAACAGACTAAAATTCCGGTTCTCGATATGCTGCCTATGGCATATTGGGTTAATGGAGACAACGGTTTTAAGCAGACCAGCATGCAAGCATGGGACAATGTTTACATGACTGCCGCAGAACTGGCTGTCATTGTTCCTATCCCGGAGGCAGTCCTCGACGATTCCAGTTACGACATCATGGGCGAAGTTACCCCACGTGTCAATGAAGCTATGGGACTGCGGATTGACCAGGCAATCGCTTTCGGCATCAACCGCCCGGACGAATGGCAGACCGATATTATCACCCGTGCACGCAATGCCGGGAATAACGTTTCCGGTGGTATTACATACGACTCTTTACTCGGAACCGGCGGTCTGATTTCCAAAGTTGAAGATACCGGACATATGGTCAACGGAATTATCGCTTCCGTCAAGACTCGTTCTGCTCTGCGCGGAATCAAAGACACAAATGGACATCCGCTGTTTATGAGCGACATGAAAGCGGCAACTCCTTACACGCTGGACGGCACACCAATTTCTTTCCCTGTAAACGGGAGTTTTGATAATTCCGTTGCACTCATGGTCGCCGGCGACTGGTCTCAGGCCGTTTATGCAATGCGGCAGGACATCACTGTTAAAATTCTCGATCAGGGCGTTATCCAGGATCCTGCCACAAAGGCTATTATGTACAACCTTGCGCAGCAGGACATGATCGCCCTGCGTGTGGTGATGCGCCTCGGCTGGGCTCTGCCAAATTATGCAACCCGTTTGGACAGCGATCGTCTCGCCGTACCGTTCGCTTATATGGAGCCGTCTGCTGCTTTTACTGATCAAAAGGTAACTTTAACGGTTAAGGACAACGCAGGAACGCCTGCCGCTGTTTCCGGTGCAACAGTAGATGTTGACGGTGCACGTGCAAAGACGGATGACAGCGGTAAAGCTGTGTACAACCTGCGCGCCGGCACTTATCCTGTAACGGTCAAGAAGTCCGGATACCGCACTGTAAGTGATACCATCACAGTCGCGGGTACGGCTGTTACAAAAGATATTACACTGCCTGCAAACGCCTAATTTTAAGGAGGAAAATACATGTATGCAGATTTTGCTTACTATCAGGGGACCTACCACGGTTCCCTCGTATCGGAAGCCGATTGGTCGGCTATTGAGAGAGAGGCAGAAGGGTACGTTAACCTACTGACTTACTGGCGGTTAAAATGGAACCATACGGAAGATATTCCCGATGAAGTGAAACTGGCGGTGTGCGCGGTTGCCGATGTCGTACTGAATGAACATGCGGCAGCTAAAAAATCCACGTCACATGAGGATATCAAGTCTTACAGTAACGACGGCTACAGCGAAACCTATGAATCCATGCAGATCGTTAAAAGCCAGTATGCGGCTCAGAAAGAGGATGCAGTAAATCTGTACCTTCCTCTTTCCCACCCTTTGCGCTATGCGGGGGTGGACTGATATGCAGATGGCAAATGAAACGGTCACTTATTATCACTTGGATGATGACGGAAACGCCGTATCCCGCGCTGTAATTTCCGGCGCATCTTGGTATGCCCATACGGTAGCGACGGTCTCAAACAAAAGCGTTTCCCTGGGAAAAGTGATTCAATGCCGAATTCCAACAGATAATGTTCCCAAAGGCTTTATCCCCTGTGAGGACGATATGCTGGTTCTCGGCGATTGTAATGCCCCTATCGGAACAAATGACGCCGATCTGAGGGGCACTTATAATGCCGTGACAATTTCAGCCGTACACGATAATCGGCGCGGACAGGGCTCACACTGGAAATTGGAGGCGGTTTGATGGGGACATCCGTTAAAATTCAACTCGATTCAGCTGAGGCAATTCTTGCGAGACGCTATTTAAATAATAACGGTCCGGCGCAAAAATTCATGGCTTCTGAAATCAAACGTCTCTGCGATCCATATGTTCCACTTTTACACGGTCCTTTAAAGAACACCGCACAGGTTCAGCAAGACGGTGTCTTATATGTGCAGCCGTACGCCAGGAAGCAATACTACGAAAACGATCATGATAATGGACAACGCGGGAAATATTGGGATAAGCGCATGATTGCCGATCACGGCCGGGAACTTCTCAACAGTCTAGCGCATTATGTAGGAGGTCAGACGAAATGAATTCTATTATAGAGGGCATTCGGGAATTTTTTCTTTCCTGCCCTCTGCTGGACGGAAAAACAATTCGTGTGAACTATCTTGCTCCAAAGCCGGTAGAATACACGATTGACGAAGTTCCATGTGAGCCTGTTGTCAAACAGTATTTTGACGGCAGTTCACGCCGACAAACGCTTTTCGTTCTAGCAAGTAAAGATGCATACAGCAGAGACGCAGTCAAAAACATGGCTGCGTCTCAATTTTTTGAATCTCTTTCCGACTGGATGGAGCAGGAAACAGCCCTAAGCCATCTTCCTTCTCTGCCGGCCGGCTGCACCGCTCAAAGCGTGAAGGCTATCACAAGCGGATATGCCTTTTCCGCGGACGAGCAGAACAAAACACAACGTTATCAAATTCAGTGCAAACTGATTTATTTTAAGGAGGCTTTTTAATATGGATGGAGTTCTTGTAGCAAGAGCAGCAAAGCGCGCTTATTATGGCGTTCCTGCTGCAGGCGGAACCGGAGATCCTGTTTTTCACCGGATGCAGGGATTTACCGATCTAGCTACCAGCAAAAATTCAAAAGAATATAACCGTCAGTATGTAGATGAATCTTTCGAGCAGACTGATGTGACCGGCTATTCCCCGTCCGAATCATACGGTTTTGATCAGTACAAAGGGAACGCCGTACACGACGATATTGTCAAGATCACAGACGACGAACTAATCGGGAATGACGCCATTCGGCAAATTGTTATTGTTGATCTCAGTCATCCCGGAACAGGTGCAAACACCTATGCCGCGATCAAGCGCCCGTTTGCAGTGATCCCTGATTCGGAAGGTGGCTCTCTGGATGCATATACGTACAGCGGAAACTTCAAGGTAAAAGGCAGCAAAGAGGAAGGTTTCGCCGTTGTTGACGACGCGGCAAACACCTGTACATTCACTGCCGGTGCAGAACCGAACGCTTAATTAGGAGGATTTAAACAATGAAAATCAACGGGAAAGAAATCGATCTGGATCTTACCGATCTGCGTGTTTTACGCAATATTGAGGAAGCAAAAAGCACATGTAAGGCTGCGCAAAATGAGATAGAAAGTGAAGCCAGGACAGGTAAAATTGACAGCATGCTCGTACTGATCGAACGCCAGTGCAAAAACATTTATGACTTCTTCGATACTTTTCTTGGTACAGGATCTGCCGAAAATGTTTTTGACCGTCCCTATACGGAAGGCAATTTAAAAGACTGCCTGCGGGTATTCTATGAGTTTATTAAAAATTTCGACACGGAACTACAGGTTCAGGTGCAGGGAATCACCAAAACGGTTGAATCCAACAATAAGGCACTGCTGCCCGTTAAACCGGAGGAACCGCCCAAAGCACCCGAAGGACTTCCCCAGTTAACAGCTGAAGACTACGATAAAATGCGCGCCTTGCTTCGGCGCGTAAAATGAGTCTGCTGATTGATTCTCTCCCCGATACTGTCAAAATTGGAGGCAAAGCGGTTCCAATTGACACTGATTTTCGAACCTCGATCCGGTATGAGATGCTATTAACAAAGCAGTTTAATCAACTATCAGAAAATGAATTACTCCTAAAAATATTGTCTCTCTTCTTTCCTAATGATCTTGAGTATGTCACTGAGAATTTACAAGAGACAATCGATGCCATTATGTGGTTTTATCGCTGCGGAGAACCTGAATCTGAAGATACCGGAAAAGGAAAAAAGGCTACGGAGATCTATTCATACGAATACGATGCACCGTACATTTACGCCGCCTTCCTTGATCAGTATGGAATCGATCTTAATTCGATCGATTATTTGCACTGGTGGAAGTTCCGGGCGTTATTTTCGGGTCTCGGGGAGAATAACGAAATCGTAAAGATCATGTCAATCAGACAAACAGAGATCACCCGAGATATGCCGAAAGAGCAGGCAAAGCAGCTGCGAAAGCTGAAAAGGATTTATCGGCTTCCCGATATGCGATCTGCTGAACAGAAAGATGCAGACTTTGCGGACTCGTTTTCTGCATTATTTTAACTTTTTCCATGCCTTTAACCGGGCATGGATTTTTTATGCCCAAATGGAGGTGATTATTTGGCAGACGGTACAATCAAAATACTAACAGACCTAGA